AATCTCGCTTGAACTGCAATGCCATTATCAACAAAATAGCTATTTGTAATGTTGTTATTTGCGTCTTTAATCAATATATACATATCTTCATATGGGGTTAAATCTACTGGTAAAGCACTAAAAATTACGACATTTCCAACAGAAATGCTTAAAGTAGTATTAACATTATCTACAACTTTATCTAAAGCAGCTAACACAGAGTTTTGCTCGTCTGTAACCATTCCTGACAACTTTTGTTTTACTTGTGCGTCAGTATAACCGCTTTGGGTTGGGTTTGTAGGCATATAAATAGGAGACTTTTGAATAATGGCTTCTTTTTCTTCTGGGGTAAGTTTTTGGACGTTGTTTGGCATATTATCTCACCTTCCTAGTCATATAGTATAACATCGTCAAATTCGTAATACAAGCGTTATTGCTTTCGTTATTATAAAATTTAAACATTACAGATTGAACGTTTCTCATATTGGTTCTAACTCCAAATGGTAGCGGTAGATTTACAGAACCAAAATAAATTGTATTAAAAGACATATTAGAGAGATTTAACTCTGTGTTTGTGTTTGTAATAGATTTAAATACATCGGTGTCATTAGATGCTAAATATTCAATCTGAATATAACTGTCTTGTCTTGTATCGTTAGACACAATAAACTTTGTAATCGTCTTTAAATCAGAAATAGAGCCAAAGTTAAATGGAGCTGTTATGTATTGTGCTGTAACGTTTGGTTTGTCAATTATAAAGAACTCTCTATCTGGAGTTTGACCACTTATAAAAGTAAATCTAGCTAAAACGTCATAATCAAACATTAATGTAAACTCAAAGGTCGCACCATTTATAGAATTAACTTTTAGTTCTTTTCCTGGTTTAATTGGTGCAGCAAAAAATGCATATGGAACTCCGTCATTGAATCCGAAATTAGTCCAATCAGTAACTAAAATTCCATTGGAGTTTTTTAATTGAGTTGAATATTCATTGACATTAAAAAAATGATAAGTGTTTGTAATTGAAGCAGAACCACCGTTTACAACAACAACTTCCCTACCTTCTGCTATTTCATTTAATGTTAAAGCCGCTATTTTGTTGACGTAATTAAAATCAATTCTATTTGTTGCTGTATTTATGTTTGCTCGACCTAAAAGGTGGTATGTTTGATTTTTAAAAGAAACATATTTACTGGTTGTTAAGTTTGAAATGACATCAGGTGGACCAGCAAGGTCAGATATAGTGGTGTCTCCTGAACCAGTTGTAAATGTGTTATATGTTATGTTTCCATTTGCGTATCTATCTACTTTTTTATCAACATAACTACCTTCTACAAGTTTGTAAATTCTGTTGCGATAAAGACCTTCTAATAATTGGTTTCCGTTATCGTAGAAATATAACTCACCGTCAAACTCAAAAAAATTCTTTAAGTCAATGTCTTCAAAACTTTTTACTCCGCCATTAGTAACTTCTTTTGATTTTAAAATCCACCATTCATATTCAAAATCTTGACCAGCTTCAGCTTTGTAATCTTCATCGGCTACATAAATAGTTCCATCTAGGAAAACATATAATCTACCGTTATGAACAGTCATTGCAGCTTCATCAACTTCTGTGTAAGCTTGTTTTAAAACACGATTGATAACAGAACTTCTATTAACGCTTTTTCTTGGAGATGTTGGTAAGTTTCTTTCAGCAACAACACCACGAACGCCAGACTTACTTAAAAACATAGTGTCGCCATTAAGTGTAGCGATTAACCAATGGTGTTCTAAACCATCGCCAATATTTCCAGTGTCTGCTAAGTATAATTCTTCCTGTAAATCTGTTCCATCTAAAGCTGTTACGCTAGAACCATCATAAGCGGTTGCTTTAATCGTAGTTGCGCTAATGGTGTGAATTGTTGAATCTTCTTTGTTATCCATCTTTAAAACCAAAAGCTTATTATCAGACAATGATTCTAATCCAGTAATAGCGTTGTCTTCAGAACCAATAATGTTATACTCTAAATCACTAAAGTATGTTAAATCATTGTTTGTTGGAATTATCTCGCCTTGACCTTGAGTATAAAAATTAGTGTTATAAGAGTGATACAAAACGTTTTTAAATTCTGGATTGCCACCCAAAAATAATCTATTATTAGCTCCGTTATATCCAAACAACTTTCCAAACTTATTATTTGTTATTCTTCCAGAATATCCCTCAACATAAAAAGGAAATAAAATTTCCATATTTGCAAAACCAATTATAGGTGGGAAAAAGTCAGACAAAGATTTTTGACCTAAAAAAGATGATGGGATGCCACTTGTATTATATGGTATTTGTAAATAAGCGTTTTCTTCACCACTTCCAAAGATTAAATTGGCAACAATGCAATTACTGCCATTTACCAAAGTAGAAAATGTCGCAACATCAGCACCAATAAAAGTTGGCGTTAAATCTAGTTCTTTTTCAATTTGATAAGCCAAAAATTCTGACGGAGTAATAACGCTTACGTTAACACCATTGTTATAGGTGATGGCACTGCTGGTAACAGGATTTCCAAGATATTGATATGTAGTCCAAATACTTATAGAAACGTTAAATCCTCCAAAATCACCTTTTAAAACGTGAAACATATGATGTCCGTTAGCAAGTGACGCTTGATGACTTATGTATCCATCAACAACAGCTTGCCTTAAATCAATAACAACTCTATTTGTAGATGTAGCTTGCATTGGGTATGGAAATGTTGCGTTAATTGGATGAGTTGTTACATTCCAATAAACAGTAACTCCAGGTGTAAAAGTATCCGTGCTATAAAAGTTAGTATAAGTGCTTGTTGATGTTCTATACCTAAAGACAATGTCGGAAGTAGGAAAATCTTTACCAGGATTTGAGGTTGAATAAGAAATTTTTTTTGTTGTGACAGTTCCAGTTATTGGACTAGAAAAACTATTTTGAATTGTAGACAAATAATGAGAAACCCAATTAAATAAAGTGCCAAGTGATTTTAAAACACTTACTTCTAGGTATTTAATCTTTAATCTAATTTCAGATAAATTAGCTGTGTTTAGCGATGAAATTTTAGAATCTAAATTATATCTAAAAAATTGGTCTACGTGATATGGATTGTCGTTAACTATATTAGAAAATAAACCAGTTCTAAAGTTGTTTTTTTTCCATTGAGTAAGCATATTTAAATCATCGTAAGCAATACCAGCTTCAAAATTAACTCCAGTTCCAACAGCTGTAGAACCAAATCTTGTCAACGGAATGTATGTTAAATCTTTATTGTTTGGCAAGGAATCAACTACAACTCTTGCTCCACCAACTGCGTTTGCATTGTAATAAACAACAACATAGTCTGTTCCAAAAAATAATAAATAAAGTCTATCACCTGCAACCCATCCAGAAACAAATTTTTCTGAAGTTGCAAATGTAACAGCTGTATTAGCACTATTATTTAAAGCTGTAAATGTGTGACTTGCATCAACATAGTCGTTGCCACTACCTAAACCAGTAATTAAATAAATAATAGAACCTAAAACGCAAACAACTCTTTTAACACCAGTTGAATCAGTAAAAGAAAAAATACCCTTTATTTGATTTGACGAAGCAGTAGGCAACGTTAAAACGTTTTCAAATCCTTCTCTTTTTTGGTTTATATCATCTTTTTTTAAAAAGTTAATAGAACTAGCAGCTCTAGAGCCATTAATTTGAAATGTTGGGCTAGATAAATCGACACCATTAAAGTTATTAATAGTGACTTCTTGAGGCATTCTAGCGCCTGCAACTACTTTTTGAAAGCTTCTTCCAGAGATAGCCATTACATATCTCCATTATATTTTGAAGTAACATTTTCTTGTCTAAATGATTTGGTTTGATTTTCTATTTGGTCAAAATATTGTTCTGCGTATTGACGATACGTTTGAGCTAATTGAGGTTGTTCTACTTCCCATAAGTCAGCTCTGGTAAACAAAGTAATATATTGCGCCATTTCATCGGTAATATTATAAGAAGTGTTTAAATCTGTGTTGTAGTGAGAAGATGTTAAAAAAGGAACCGTAACAGAATATTGAATTATAAATTCACCGTGATTTACGTTATCAACACCTTTTTTAATTGGAAGATAATAACTTGTTTTGCTTAATGTTTGCCATTGAACAACTTCTAATCTACCTTTTGTATCAACGTAAACAATTGAAACTATATCTCTAAAGTCGTTCGGAAGTGTCAAAGTGTATTGTTTATATAATTTTGAATTATCAGTTGAAGCAACATAAACAACAGGAACTGTCCAAGTTTTAAAAGGAAGTTTTCTCATTGTAACTAACCTATTAATTGCTTTATTAATTGATGGAATAGCGTTGTTTACAAGGTCGGAATATTGTGGGTCATTAGTTAAAAGACCGCCTGTTAAATTAGCGGCTGTTACTGATGTGTCACCATTTTTAACGATGTCTTTTATTACTTCTACTACAAGGTCTTTTAATAGCATATATCTCCTGTAAGGTAAGAATAGGAATTGCACCTATAATCTTTGTTTTACTAATTAAACTATCTCACCATAGAACTCGGTTTTTACACCGAGTTGGACTATTAAATCCTGCCAGCGTCTTTCAAGATTTGTGCGACTTGTTCAGGAACCTCAACCTCCACACCTTTTTGAATATTGAAGCGTCTACCATTAATGATAACAACTTCGGTGTGAATGTTTGGATTCAACGTGTCATACGGAATCCTGATTTTGACTAGCTTTTCTTTAGCTTCAGCCATAGTATTTCCTCCTTTTTATATTATATCAGATATTAAGCTGGATTGTTTGCAGCTGTATAGTGCTTACGACTTGCATCAACTAATTCAGCAGCTGGGACACCAGATTTAACTTCATAGCGGATAAGCGCTTCTTCGTAAATAATACGAGTAGTGAATCCAGGAAGTTTCCAACCAAGAGTTTGGATTTGGTCTAATGGGTCAGCAACACCAGCGGAACCTAAACCTTTATAAATAATAGAAGGTTTTCCAGAACCACCAGCAATTTCAACGACACCAAACGCATCAGCACCCATTGCTAAGCAAAGGTGAACAGCGGTATTTGGAGCTACTGCTTGTTCCAAGTTATTGTCAACGACAATTTTAAAACCAAGCAACGAACCAACTTCACCCTTCATAATCATTTCGGTATTGTTATACTTGGAAATGTCAATCCAGGAAGTGTTAGCACCAGTCAAACCCTTTAAGTCCATTTCAACTTCTGGGGTAACTAACAATAAATATTTACCTTCAGTGAAAGGTTTAACGTTATTGCGTTTGAAAGTTTTTACCATTTCATTTAAATCGGCAAATGAAATAGCGGTTGCACCACTGACTCCAGCTTGAACTGCAGCACGGTTAGCAACGCCACCAGCAAAACGAACTTGAAGACCAGTGTATAAAACAGCACGAATAAGTTTGTCGATATATTCCGCTGCTTGTTCACCTAATAATTGTGAAGTTTCAGTCAGAATTGGGTCGATACCAACCATTTCAACAAAGTCAGTTAATTTAACAAAAGCACCGTGTTGCGTAATGGAGGTTTCATAGTTAACAATGGATAAATTTGTTTCGGTTGGAGGAGTTCCTTCAACTAAAGCAACGGTTGGGAGCGCCAAAGACTTGAAAATACGCCAAGAAATAGTTTTACCAACATTTCGTGGTAATACGGTTTTCTTAGCGAAGTTATATAATTGAACTTGGTCAATTAGTCTGTCCAAGAGAGCTTTTTCATAAAACTCTTTGAGTTCAATTGACAGACCAGTAGATGTCATAAGTGCCATAATTTAATCTCCTATAGATTATTTTCGGAACTCACCACGTTTTGCCTTCTCCACAAATTTCTTAAAATCATCTTTAGACATATTTTTCCAGTCTGTCGATGACACAACATCCATATCGGTGTCAGTCATAGAACCTGGGCTAGCAATAGCTTTGCTAACTTTTCTGTCTGCAATAATTTCAGCTTTTCTTCCGACTAAAGCGAGATAACCTTCATAAATCTGAACTAATGTTCTGCTTCCATTAAGCTTTCCGTCTGCATAATCTTGAAAATTTTCATCTTCCCAGATTTGCTTAAATTTACCAGGATATTTTGTTTCAAATTCTCCAATAAACTCGTTTGCTTTTTTCTGCGAAACTTCTTGTTCTTTTACAAGTTTCATCTCTTGCTTCTTTTTTTCTTTTAAGAAAGCTGGATAATCTGTAATAGGGTCTTTTCCTTGACTTTCCAACGTTTTCATATCTTGAAATTGTTGTAAATCAACTTCGTCCGTGATTTGTTCCTTGGTATATGGGTTTTTCCCACCGATACCTTCGATTACACCTTTAGTGTAAGCTTCTTTTTCAACGTTCTTCATTTCTGTTTCACGTTGTTTTTGCGCCTCTTGCTGTCTTCGCATTTCTGCAAATTTAGCGTTGTCTTCCTTACTTTGCTTCTTTGTTTGCTTATTTGTATCGGATACTTCAGATTTCAGCTTTGAATCAGCCTCTTTGCTCATATTTGGCTCAGCTTCTCCTTGACTTAAATCTTCACCGTCAAACTCCACAACATTCCGCTTTTCTGGAACCTTCTTATCGTCTGCCATTTTTTGTCCTCCTGACACACCATTGACTGGTGAACTCTATTTTCACGCTATCAGTGCGATTGGATTTTCACGCTATTCCTTGCGATTTATTAAACAGCACCAGTAGCTTGCGCCACCTCTGCAGCTGTCCTATCTTGTGCGGTCTTCGGCTTCGGTTGTTGGTCTTTAGTTTGATAAGTTTTAATAACTTCATTTGCCGCAGAAATTTTGTTATTAAACTCGCTTTCAAGATTTTCTGTATACTTCTTTCTAGTATTAAGCTGAATTTCAAGAGCTTTAGAATAATCAGATAATTGCTTCATTGCACCTTGCATTTGTTGCATAGATTGTTTCAATTGAGCATTTTCAGTCATTTGCTGTTTCTTGATTATAACACGCAAATCAGCTTTAAAGGGCATAAAAGATTCTGGCATTAGTGTCATATACTGCTCTAAAACATCTGGAGACATATTTTGGATACCACCATTTAAGAACAATGTATTAAGGGTGTCTGCTGCCATAATTTCTGAGAATCTGGTTCCAACGCCTGCTTCAATACCAATATCAAACGCAAGATTTTCATAATCCGAACCATTAAATATCATTCTTTCTTCTTTTGTTGGTTCTGGATATTGACTTGCATCAAACTGTGGATTATTTGCATTCATATCATTAAATTGTTTGTATGCCATTTTTTGTTCTTCTACTTCAGCATTACTTCTTTCGTATGTAAACTCTTGGTTGTCATAGTAGAGTTTATAAAATTGCAAACGAATTGCTGCGCAGTCTTTTTGCGCTCTCCATTGACGTTTTTGCATATCATCAATTGGTTTTTGTGCTTGAGCTTGAATCTGAGCAATGGCTGTTCCTGACAAATCACGACTAACTAAATCGCCAGTAAAGATTTCGGAAGCGTTTCTCATTGTTCTCGTAGTTTCAATTAAAGAACCGATAAATTCCATAACACCGCCAGAAATTGGATTTCCTTGCAAGCGTTGAATACCAAATGTATTTCCAGGAGTATAATCAACAATCATTTGACCTGGTTCGTTATTAATTACTTGACCACGCAAAGCGCCATCTTTAGTAATAATCTTTGACCAAGCTTGTTGTTGAGTGTCATAAGCAATCATTGCCAGCATAAGGTTAATAACCTTTTGGTTTGGCATTAATGATTCTGGTTCTGAACGACCATACAAACAGTTTTTTCTTGGTGTCAAAACACTTATTACGAAAGGATATAAACTCGCTTTTGATAATCTGGATTTGTATTGTTCTTCTGACTCTTTTTCTAAATATGAATCTTGGATACCTGGAATTTGTCCATCAATATCGTATTTTTCCATATTGTCTTTTCCGTAAGCTAAACCCTTATTTGCTTCATCTTCTTTATCTTTTAGTTTAGGACCTTTTTTCATTTCATAAACAAGATATGGATTTAATGGGGTTGCATCGCAAATTTTTACATTCTTAGTTTCTTTTGTAAAATAAATTTCTCCGTCAATTCTAAAGAATCGTGTATAAACCGTAACCATTCCACTATCAATTATTTCTGGTTGTGGGTCGTCATATTCTCCAGAGTCAATATTATCTGGTGTAATGTATTGATGAAGTTTTTTATCTTTCACCATTGCACGAATCGTTTTAACTTCTTCACGCTTGCGAACCATCACCCATTTTTGCTTTTGAAATTGAGTTGCTTTTAATCTAGGATTAGAAACAGCAAAATCTAAAACATCAATAATTTCAGCATCCAAAGCACCTTCTTGAGTTCCTTTAGGACCAATTGCGTGTTCATTCCAATAGTAATAATAAATCGAAGTTCCAGCAACTAGTGAATCAAGCGTTGCTTGTCTATCTAACTCTTGTTGGTCTATTTTTTTCGTCACAAACTTATCAAATTTCGTAACTTTTTCAGTGCTTTTTTCATCTAAGCTCGTTGCAAAGTTAAAAGCTACTGGAGTTCCAGTAACGTTAGAACGTTTGTTATCAACAATCATTTCAACTAAATTATAAACTGGACGTGGAATATTTTTTGTGTTTTCAGTAATTTGACCCCATTGGTCGCCTTCGAAAAACTTCCACCAAACAGGAATAGCAGCAGCTAATCCTTTTGTCTGCATATAAGATTCGTGGTCACGCCAAAGTGTGTAATTTAAAGTTTCAAACTTGTCGTCTTTTTTAGATTTCTTCATTTATTTTTGGCACCTCATCTCCCATAAGTTCATTGAGAATTTGTTTAGGAGTAACTTGTTTGTTAATTTCTTTATTAACTTCCAAATCTTGAATCCTCTTGTTTAATTCTACCACTTTTTCAGAAAGTTTGTTGATTGTTGTTAATATTTCTGAAACTTTCATAGCATTTTCATTTACTTTTTCAATGTCAAAATTAACCTTTTTTAAAAGTGCCTCTAACTCCCTATACTGTTTAGCTTCTTTCTCTGTTAGAATTACCACGATATAAATTCCCCTTCTTTTCTTTCATCATCAGTAGATAATGGGTCCCAACCCCTTTTAGGTTTTGGTGAAACCATCTTGTCAACATAAGTTCTTTGTTGACTCCTTATATAATACGCTATTGCAAGTGCAATTACAAGGTCATCGTGCTTTCCTGGCAATGCTTGTTCTTTTGTTCCACGTTCATTCATTGCAAAAGTCAGCATTTCGTTTAGTGTCAAATAATCGTTAAATACATTTGTGTGGTCTCTTACAATTCTTTTTAGCTCATCAATTATAACTGGTCTAGTAAGAACTGTCATTCTAAAACCATAAGATGTCGTTACTGCTTTTGAAAAGTTATCTTCAATCTTTCTCACAAAAACGTAAGGATATTCCATCTTTTCTAATTGTTTATGGACGTATGGTGTAAAGTTCGTTTCTATGCCAATTAATCCAAAGTTATAGTATTTACCAAGACAATAAGCGGCTTCTGCGTATTTATCTGGGTCAACCCTTTGTTTTCTAAATGCTGCAACTTGCCTGCCATTGCTATTATCTATAACTTGTAAAACGGAATAATCGCTTCCTTCTCCTGCTGGGTCTCCCCCAATGACGTATGGATGTCCAGCCTGTGGCTCTTCAAATATTTTAATACTGCCTTGTTTATAATCAACGAACGCATCGTCCAATACTGTAATTTTTTTACCATCTGAAGAATAGTTAACTTTACACTTAAAATCACCAATTCTAATTGGTTTCGGTATTTTTTCTAGTCTTTCCACTATTGCTTCAGCGTCAAACGCACAAGCGCCAGTTGCGACAAATGCTTCTTCTGGGTAAGCAGGATATTCTTGATGAAAAATATTAATGTCGTTGTTGCAGTTGTTTCTTATACACCATCTACGCCATTCCAATTGTTCGTTCGTAAGATTAAACTTTACTTTCAAGTCTTCTTCTTCTGGACTCAAATCAAAACCAGAATAAGGCATTTTATACTCTGGCATTTCCCACCAAGCAAAAAACAAAGGAGTATAATCATTTTGATTACTAACCGCTGCGTCCCACAAATCTTTAAATTCGTTATAACCTCTAGCGGTTGATTCTATGATTACCATCGTATTAGGAAGGTTTGGAACAGTTTGCAACAGTGTTCCTAAAATTAGATTCTTATTGCCTTTCCATAGCGCAAATTCAGATATATGCAGATTTTGATAAGTCGCAGATGCACCTTGTGCTTCACCACTTGCGGTCATAACTGAAAACCTTGAGTTTAATCCAGTTCCATCTTTATTATTAAATACGAGTTCTTTAGCGTTAGATGCTCTAATTTCTGGTTTCCATTCATCTGGAAGTCGGTCATAAAACAACTTACTCATATTAAACAAGTTGTCGGTTGCCTTGTCTTCGTGTGCTATAATACCAGTTCTTATGTTCTTTTGCGTTGCAGTCAACTTAAACATAATCGCTTCTGTCATAGTCGAAAAACCCATCTGACGTGCTTTTAATATCACAATTCTGATAGGTTTTTGTTCTAAAAATAAATTCTTAACAGTGTCGTAAAACTTTAATTGCGGTGTATTAGGTGTAAGTTTACTTACTGTAGCATCTTTTTTAGTAATTTGAATAAATTCAGAGATATATCTAAGAGTATTAATTTCAGGCATTAAAACTTATCACCTGAGACTTTTTGAAGCATTTTTTCAAGGTCTGAGACTTTAACTTCAACTTCTTGTTTAAAGTCGCCAGTCAGTTTAGCGATTTCAATTAAACCTTTAATATCGCCTTCCTCAATAACCTTAGCAAACGCCCTTAAAACAGCCCTTTCAGCAACGGTAATTTGTCTACCGTTTTCCAATTCACTATAAGTAGCGTTAGCAATTGCTTGCGCCGCTTCTTTAATAGCAGAAATTCTTTCTTTCTTAACTTTTTTCTTGTCGTCAGAATCTTTGCCTAAAAAGATTTTTTGTTCTTCTTCGGTCAATGTATCTAAAAATTCTTGTGCTAGTTTTTCCATAATTACTCCGTTAAGGATATTAAATCCATATCCTCTTCAAACCTTTCTATAATAGATTTTACCTCTTCTATAGGTTTACCGACCTTTTTCGCCACTTTTTCTATACTGTCCTTCTTTATTATACCATAAGAAAATATTTCAAGTTGATAATCCATATAAATCATTGCCAAGTCGTGAAGTTTATTAAAATAAGACTTTCTTATCTTTTTAATCTCTTGATACCAAGCGTTGGCGAGATTAATTCTTAATTTTAATTCATACGCTGCTTGGTCGTCAAAAGGTTTACTATTGGCATATGCTTTAATCATATCTAACTGCGTCAATGCTGAAAGTTCATATATTTCCAGCATTTTCGCTGTGGCAAGGTGGTCTTTTTTGGGTGGGTAATTAGTTTCCAGCATATTAATTAAATATAACTTCGTCACTTATGAATATAATAACTTCTGGTTTAATTCCATACATCTTTCTGCAAACGTGTAATACCACTTGCTTGTCATCTTCATACGCAACTTTATTCAAACTATCAAGTATCATTTTAACTATATTATCAGAATCTGGTTTTACGGTCGGCAAAATAGAACCATCAATCATCGCTGCTTGAGTTTTTTGCGAAGCAGATTGAGGCATTTCAAATTTTGCAGTAATCTCTACATAAAGTGGTTTTTTACCATCAAACTTAACGTTTTTATACTTTTCCCTAAACGCTTGGATAACCCTCGCTTTATAGTCGGTGTTTTCTTTTGGCATATAACTCCAACCTTGTCTTGTAGTTCTTACGCTTTTTTTACCAAATGGTTTTCCTTCTACCACAAAGTTAATTCTCATTTTTTAAATTCTCCTATTCCTACTTTTAATTTATCAGTCCAACCATAGAATTTTTTTACAACAACAGAAGCAACTTGTTTTTTGTAATGATATGCAACTGATTGTAATGAAGAGATAACAATGTCTGCAACATCTGAAACATCTGGAAATTCAAGTAATGGTGCTTTTGAATCGCATAAATCTTTTTGCGCCCATTGTTCCATACTTTTTTTTGGTGGTTCATATAACTCAACAACCACTTCAACAGGCGTATCTTCTTCTATGCAGTAATCTTGGTGTGCATTTATAAAACTTCTCATAACTAGTTTCTCATAGATTTCTCTGTCTATTCTATGATAACCTTTTCTTGGGAATCTCCCTTTAACTTCAAACCACTTCATACAAACAACTCTTCGCAGTATTTGTGTCCACGTTCCTCGTTGAAGACCATCATTAACATCCCTGCTTTAGATGACAAATTCTTATCAAATTCATAATCGCTATGCTTGTTGTTGAGTGATGGTGCATAGAACACTTTCATATTAAATTCAGGTCTTCCGTATAAGGTTATTTCTCTGTAATGGTGGAAGTGTCCGAACAATGCGTATTCAAATGAGATGCCTCTTGCCATTGCAAGTTCTTGAACATAACCATTCTTTTTGCCATCAACCAAGTGTCCGTGTGATACGAACATCTTATGTTTCTTTGTTAAATCCACAACAAAATCACGACCAGTAGTAATTTTGACGTTTTTGTTATTAATCATAGCGTGTTTAACAATCTCAACAAAGATTAACATAGCATCATCTTCAACAAGTTCGTTACGACCAGTTCCAAACGCCCTCGTTTGAGTATGGTTAGAAGAAGTCACGCAATAAAAGTCGATGAACATATCTTTGGATAATTCGTTAAGCATTTGCACATATGCTTGTGCTACACGGATTGTTTGAGGAATAAGCATTGTTTTAATTGCTAATAACTGGGATGGTCTCAAGTGTGAACCTTCTACAACATCACCAAGTTCCATTAACTTAATCCGTTTAAATCCAATTTCGCTTTGTTTGGAAATGACGTGATTATAAACAACTTTTAAAGTATCTAACATTTCATCGTGTCCGTCAAAGTGGAAGTCGCTTGTAATAAAGACATACTCATTATCTTGTTTGGCAACTTTCATTTCTTTCTTAAACTCAATTTTTTCTGATTGTTGTTCAAGAATGTTTAACGCTTCTTCAGTTAGAACGCTTGCTCTACCCTTTTCTAATGTTCCAAGTTTTCTGAGATGGTTTTCCGTTAAACCTTGCGCCCTTGCAACATAGTCGCCAGTCATATACTTGCTTTGAAATTTTCTTGCTCTATAATATCTTTTTTTCCACGCTTGCTTAATTGTTTCTTCTTCAAAAACAAGATTAAGTTCTTCGACCGCTTTTTTCCAGTTAGGAACAGCATCGTCTTTGTCGTAATATTTAGCGACAATGTCTATTAAGTTTTGTCTGTGGTGCAAATAATGATACATATTAACCCTCAATCTTTCCAATTACTCTAGATATTGCTAACAATTCGTCAACGCTAATATCTTCTTTTTGATTCATAAACGCATCATAAACAACTTTTGCTTGTGAATCTTCGTTAAATTGTATGCGCACTTGACCATCTAAACCTGCTTTATAATCTTTGTAAGATAGTCGTTTAATCATCCCTTTAATACTAATCCACTTTGATTCAGACCATTTTTTATATTCTTCTTGAGAGGCAATTTTTATGCCTTTTGTTGAAGATAAGACAATTCTTGGTAAATCGCTGTTATTAATATTTCTAACATCAGAAGTGATTTCCAATCTCGCTGCGGAATCGTGAAAGTTAACTTCTTCAGAAACCCAGTGAGTGTAATCTTCCGTCATATTATCGTAAATAAACCTTTGTGTAATCCATCCATCTTGTTGTTTCAACAAGTTATACAACTTCCATTGTCTAGTAGTTAAATGTCCCATATTTCCTCCTTAATACTTTACGAGTCCACTTTCCAGTGCTTTAGTTAACAATTGTCGTAGCGATTCATCACTCATTTTTTCCCATTCTTTTGGTAATGAATAGCATTCTCTGAGAGCAAAGGCAATTTCGCTTTTGCTCATTTCTTCTATTTTCTTTTCTAGTTTGTGTATGTTGTCAAACAAACCAACGTTCTTATATCTTGTCATAATATAAAGAACAGATATACTATTGCTCCAATAAAAGACAAGGATAACAATGATTCCGCCAATTCGTTTTTCTTTAATAACATATTTATCATTGATAATAAAACTCCAAGCGGCGGAAACAAAACACTTGATATTTTAAAAAGGTAAGTCATCTTCAGCAACCTCAACTTCAGCAACTACTTCCTTTGCATCTTGATAAGGAATGTCATTTCTAATTCCAGTTTGTGGTTTACTTTCTGCAAAATAAATTTTCTTGATGACAACTTTTAATAACTTCTTTTTGGTTTTACCATCCGCTTCATTGCCAATTGTATGACCAACAATATAACCTTCAATACCAAACTTTTGACTCTTGTCTTTCCAAACCTTCAAAATCGTTTCCGCTGTTTTACCAAAAGCAATACAAGGAACATATTCATATTTTGTCTTACCTTCAAAGGTGGGAATCGACATTTGGAAATTAATGTAAACTAAACCAGTTTCTTCTTTAATCGTCTTTTTTGGTGCATCTGTAATATGCCCAATCGCTGCGTAAATATTCATTATTCAAAGTCCTTTCTTGAAACTCCGTGAAATCCGTAAATACTTTTTTTGTATGATTCAATATCTTTTTTGTGTTCGGATAAATTTTCTAATTCTTTTAACGCCCAATTATCAGCAACTTTACCATAGTATTTCGCTATTAATTCATCAGCGTAGTTTAGAATGTCCGCTTCCATCTCATCATTGACATCTTCAATGCAAACCACTTTATAATCTTCTTCAATGTTTGGAAACTTTTTTAACATATCGTTCCAAATTGCTTCACCAACTTCAAGTGGGATAGTCAGTGATTCTTTTGTATATTCGTCAACATATTCGTTTAAGTTCCATCCGTCATAGTCAGGAACAATTCTTAAACCAAAGTCAGCAATTAATACTAGATAATTATTTTCCATCTTCTTCCTTTTCTTTTTTCGGTGGTAATTTAAACCCCATTTTTTTAGCAAAGTTTATTGTGGAACATTCATTACAAATTCTGAGAGGGTCAGCAACTAATGGAAACCCATTTCTTCCCCAACCAGTGTATTTCTTTCCGCAATAATTACAAATCTTTTCTTTTTTTAATTCTTCTTTTAATTTATCACTCATTGTTTTTTCTCCTATGAATTACCGCCTCTGGAGGAAATAATTCTAGAATGTCTTTAAACCCTAAACCTTTTTCATTTCGCTTCATTCTGTCAATTAGTGTAGCATATTCAATTATGACATAGTTTTCAAAGGTGCTTCCAGTGTTGCTTTGTTTGAGTTCAGAATTGACAACCCTACCAACAAACGAGAATAGATTGCCCCTCTCCCTATTGATATAAAACAAATCAGCAATGTTATTGACAGCGAGACACTTAATGTAAATTGGTTTTTGCTTGGTATTCTCTCTAATGACCATAATAAATCTAGCAATCGTTTTATTTTGTTCTTTTACAACTTTTGGAGATTCCAACAAATAACCTAAACCAATAAATTTATTCATTAGAACCCCTTGCTTTTGACAATGCCACCCAGATTACCAAGCATATTGTCCAACTCTTCATCACTAACTTCTTGAAGTGGTTGCTTGTGCTTCTCTTTGCTTACCCTCATAGATTCTTGTCTAGTGAGTTCTTCAATTTGAGAGTATAAGTCAACCTTCTTCTTTTCTTCTACAATCTTCACAGATTCGGTCGACATAGGCAATTCATCACCCCAGCGTTCTTGGTTTAACCAAGTCATAGGCAATGGGATATATTGAACATCTTGCCATTGTTTGGACATCTTTTGCTGTTCAATCGACTTAACCATAGCATCAACTAGTAGTTTTGAAGGTTTACGCTTTTTAAACCACTTCTCAACATTACCCCTACCAACCTTTTTAGGGTAGTTATCCCAGAATCTTATAAATCCTTCATCTGTAAAAGAGGATTCTTCAATTTTGGGTTGTCGTTCAACGACAGGTTGAACAATATCTATACTACTCTTATCTATACTAATCTTATCTATACTAACCTGTGTATCCATTTTGGATACATTTTGTATACGAAGTGTATACGAACCATTCTCTTTGACATCAAGCGTTTGTAAAATCTCACCATACGCTGTGTCTCTTTTTCTATCTTTTTGAATATAATTATTGACTTTCCAATGCTTTATTACTGAAATCCCACCTTCAAATGCAATGATGAATCGTTTTTCAACCAGTATATCTAAATCTTTTGAACCAGTTCCAACTATCTTTGCTATTGTTCTTGCATTGTTCAAGAAGCCATCATCATCAGCCCTCATACCTAAATGGAAGTAGAGGGCTTGTGCTGAAGGAGGCAGTTCCAAAAATGCATCACTATCTACAATTTGTAAACTGAACATTCTTTTATCTGCCATATTTCTCCTTTAAAAATCAACTAACTTATCGTCTTCTTTGTCTTCTTTGGAAACTTCATCTTCGGTTGCTTTTTCAACTACAATTTCTTCAGCGACAGCGATTGGTTGTTCTTCGGTTCCGCCAGCGTTGTCAACATACTCTGGATTGCCAGTTTTAGGGTCAATGACCGCTTGGTCTTTAGCAACAGCATCTTGAAGTTCGGTCGACATAATACCCCATTTACGAAGTAATTGTAATAACACGGTCTTCTTTGCCATTTCATCAAAGTTAATTGACCAGAATGATGACTTCTTGCCATAGGATAAATCCGCTTTATAACTATCACTATACTTTTTAGCGTGTGCTTCTACCTTCTCTTTACTCCAGTAAAGCGTTTTGGTGAAACCATTTAATAGTGTGAATGTCGCAAGATAACCAACTACTGGTAAGTCATCTCGTTCAGCACCAGTGTTAATTTCCACTAGCGGTCTTAAAGTATCATTGCTGAATCCCTTAAACTCACCTTGTCTAACTTCAAATACATCAATGTTGTTGTATTGATTGGTGCGTAATGCCATTTGGACATAACCCTTCCAACCAATTTGTAATTGAGCAACCTTACGATTGTTCTTGCGGTCATTTCGACCTACGATATAGCAATATCCTAGAATACCACCGATTGGTAGTTTGTAGGAAACCGCTTGTAAACCTGCACTCAAGATGGTTGATGTATCACAATCTTGAAGTGATGGACTAATGGAAACCGCTGTGCTGATATTCGCAACGAAATCTTGAGCAACTTTTCCGTGTCCTAAAGTGTCGTTAATAAGTTTCTTATACCCTTCACTTTGTAATGCCACACTAAACTTTGGTTTTTGTGTGGTTGCTGATAAACGATTCTTAATGTCTGTCATTTTATTTCTCCCTTCATTTTAATCGTTTGTAGTTATATTTATTTTGCTTGAGAAATTGAGACAATTTGTTCAACTCCTCATAACTACCAATAACTTGAAACACAACTTCGCCTTCCGCATTCTTATCATCATTAATCTTGTGTAAGATAGCGTTTCTCTCATTAATAAACTTCATAGATTCTTCAAGGTTTAATGTCATTAAGTAATAAACCTTTAAATCTTGTTTGTCTTGATATGATAGTTCTAATTTGTCAATGATGACTAGATTGTTATGCCATAAATTAAATTTTGCATATAAATCTTTTTTAATATCATCCATTAGATAACTATAATTCAAGTATCTATCATCCCAGTATTTATCAAACGGAACCTTTGAATCTTGGAAGTGTTGTTTAAACATCTCCATAATTTCTTCTCGTTTTTTTGCTTTGTCTTCTTCTTCCATTTTTTTAATTTCTTCATCAATCGGTTTAACGACATCATCAATCATATCGACAATTTCGTTTACTTCTTTTTTGAAGTTATCAAATGGTGCTGAATAAATCTTTCCTAGTTCGATTCTCCTCTTATTAAAAGAATCACTCGCTTTATTTAATCTTGCTCTAGCATCTTTGAGATTCCCAAAATTCGCCTTTGTAATCGGCATTTTTTTAAACTCTTGCAATGCTATACTTAAATCATTTTTCAACTCTTGCAAGTTAGCAACTTTAACCAATCCAACTTGCATTGTAGTTTCTAATTCTAATGCCATTTTATAATTTTACCAATAACTTTGGTTCCTTCCTTTTTAGATAACATTCGTTCCAAAATTCAACCGCCATTTTTTTCAAGTGTTCTATATCGTCTTTCACATTCTCGTATTTGAAGATATAATCTCTTCTTGTCGTCCACACATCTTCGCCATCACGATACTTTAATTGTGCGTGCAATACCGCAAACTTGAATCCAGTAATCGCCATATACCATAGCACTTGACAATAATAGTTAGAAGGCACATTACCTTTTCCCCATTGCTCTTTGTGTCTTGAGTTTAAAATCTCGGTTGTCTTTATTTCTAGGATACCTTTATTTCCGTCTTTGTCGACAATGATACCATCAAGCGTGCCTGCCATAAATGGATGTTCTACACTTTCGTAAAGTTCAAATGAATCTTGTTTAGGTTCCATAACGATATATTCTGGATGGTCTAATGCAAACAATTTTCTAATCAATGACTCCGCATTTTTACCATAAATAACTTGTGGTTTATTGCTTATATCATCTCGTTCATAATCTTTGTCTTTTAACAAATAATGATATGCTTCAACATTTGTCATATATGGGTTTTCACCAACGATAGCGGATATAATTGTTCCAGTAATTTTATCTCTTCTTGAAACCAACCACTTGTCTTCGTTGCTAAACTCCACTACTTTGTATTGCTCCATTTTACTATCCTCTCTTGTCGAAAAAGTATTCGTGTGCTTGCGTTGGTTCGATATTAAGGATTGTCATTGCTTTAACAATATCCTTTTGGTTCCATAGAGAGTGATTGTTTAACTTGTAAGACATTTGCACCCTCGACAAATCCATAGAATCAGCAAACCCTTTGATTGTGCCAAACTTTTCTTTAATCAGCACAAACAACTTTGAATAATTAAATTCCATAGTATTCCCTCCTTTCCTTTACTACATTATAGCATAACATTTCAAGTTATGTTTTAATTTGGTAAAATCTTATTCAATAAACATATCTTCTTTGTTGACATTCTCCCTACGCTTGCGTTTTTTAAATTCGGCATAAGAATCCGTTCCGTGAACCTCTAAACACCAACCACACATCTTATCTCTTATCTTACCTTCAACAAATCCGCCACAAAATCGACATAAGTGATTCCTACCAGTTAAAACATAACCCTTATAATTTCCGTTCCTACTCTTACTAAACAAATCTAACCAACTATTAAATTTTGGTTCAATTGTCCTTTTAAAAATATCTAACGAAACCTTGACTACTTCATATCTTCTTGCTTTAAAATCCTCAAGATAAATACGCACCATTTTAACTTGTTTTCCGTTTACAATATCACCCATAATTAATCTTTATACTTCGCTTTTTTTTCTTCGTTTACACTTTCTAAAATCTCAACCATTAATTGCAAACCAACTTTAAGACCAGCAAGATATTCAGCACCTTTTTTGTCTTCTCTTTTCTCAATTTGTAAAGCAAGTTCTTCAATCGACTTGACTAAAATAATGCCCATAGACAACATTAATTCGTATTCTCGTTTAGTAAGCGTATCCTTAATTTTAAGTTCCATTATTTTGCACCAATTCCTTTCAGCATCTTTAATGTTTCTTTAATCAACTTGTCTTGAGTATCTTTACTACGGATACTTTGTCCCTTTTCAAGATAAATAACTCTTGAGATTCCCATAATATAATTTCCGTTTTTGTTTAATGCGAAGTCAACCACAAATCCATCCGCTTTGTTTCGTGGTTCGTCAATATCGTCAATCTCTAATTCATATTTTTCCACTTATGCACCCTCCTCAATGGTGATATTTTTTATACAACAACTCATACATTCCCATAAATTATCATTGTTTTTAGATATATATTTCTTTGAAAAACATTGATAGCACCTTCTCTTTTTTGAGTATAGATGCGAGATGCTACAAACTCCGCTACTCGTCCAAACATACGCTGTCTTATAATACACTATTCGTCCTCCTTGTGTTCGGTTTCTTCCTCCTGTCCTACAATTAAGTGAGAGAATAATCCGTTGTCTTTGCCTTTACCAATTTGACCTATGATATATTCAAGCAACTCAATCTTTTCGCTATAAGTTATGTTTTCTAATGTTATAACATTTCCTTTAGCATCAACTCCCAAAACATCTAGAGACCATTCAAAATCAACGAAATTCGACCTTGCCATTGAGATTATTCCTCCTTGTTCTCAATAAAGAATCCGCCAAGCGTGGATAGAAGTCCAATGTCTTCAATAATATCCGTATCAATACTAGCATCAACGCAAATGTTAGTCAAGTATTTTCTCAAATCTTCAATTGTTTTAAACTCTTCATAACTTGAAGGTAAACCACCTTCACCATAATTGCTGTTTTTTAATTGACCAAACACTCCCATACCATATTCAACGAAGTATAAATTAAAGTTTAATCCGTGTTTTTCGTATAGTTCAACAATTGCTTTGAGTGGCGGAGACCAAGCGGAATCAAATGCAACAAATAATCTTCCTTTTTCAAATCCGTCAAGATTAATACTTAATGAATCTTTATTAATATCCCACTTTGTCCCCCAGTGTTTAATAGACCAGTCATACCAATTATTTTCGCCATACTTTTGTTTTTCTTCACTACCAAATCCACCTTCAGCAAAGAATGGTTTCGGTTTATTGATGTTGGGTTGATGCTTTGGCATAGGTTTTAAAAAGTTTAGCATCTTACCTTTTTGAATCGCTTTAATAAAAGAATTAATAAACTTTACTTGCTTTTTATCTTTGGCATCAAACTTCACGAACAAATAATTTTCAGTCCAATTTGGCATATAATGTTCCTCCTTTATTCCAAAATGACATCTTCAAAATCAACAAATACATTTTCAATTTCACTATCATTAATAATATTAAGCAAGTATTCATAAACGCTGTTGTCAAACTCTTTTCTCACTTCTTCGTCAACATTCCCATTCTCCCAGTTATCGTAAGCATCAGCAAGTTCTTGTGCTAGTTCTTGTGCTTGTTCCTTGCCTTCGGTAATAACGAAGATTGAGTGTTTATAATCCGCTTCCCACTCTTTGAATCCAAGCGTGATTCTTAATCCGTAAAGCATTCCATTTCTACTGACATTAATTTTCATAAATTCTCCTTTTTATAATTCGCTGTAATACTTATGACCAAACGACCTACTACAATGATTGCATAATTCGTCAATGTTATCGCCAGCAACGACATTTAAACTACAATACGGACAATCGTGATGTTCTTTGATTCCCTTTAATCCATAGACCTTTAACTTCAAAGCATTCATCTTGTGGTTAGCAAGCATTAAGTCATCACGAAGTTTTAACCAATCCTTGTAGGCACTCCTAACTTCTTCTTCTAACTTTTCAATCACGCTGGCATCAAATTCTTGTTGTGCTTGTTTACTCATAATTGTTTCCCTTCTTGATAATCGAAGTCCAACACCACATCTTCAATATGATAATCTTGAGTGTAAATCCTATTTAATCTTTTGCAAATCTTTTCGGCAACATCATAGTCAGTATAAACACCGCATAAATCAACGCTATCATCATCATTTTTTTGTAAGATTGCATAAACTCTAACTGGTTTCTTTTTGCCCATTTTTATATCCTCCTAGATATACCCAAACAATAAATTGTTTAGTTCTTCCTTCCAAAAGTTCCACCTTAATAATTCGTTGTGATTCATTTTATCTTTACTTTCTAAATGTTTAATGCTTTCAACGGCAATACTCAATCTCATACTCCACTCTTTATCAAATGCCACCATCTAATTTTCCTCCCTTTCTAATCCATACCAACTTTTAATTTCTTCATCAGTAAAACCATAATATTTTAGCGTGTGGACGATTGAATTTACTTCAGCACCATACTCACGCAACATATCAACTAAATCCGCAACCAAACTATATAAGACATCCTTTGTTGCCATATTAAGCATCCTTCCCTTCTTTGCTTTTTTCAACTTGAGGTTCTTCTTGTTTTTCTTGTGATTGTTTTAACAAACTTTCAATTAATCTTTCTTTTGTTTTTTCTTTATCAATAAATTCATTTGCTTCTTTTCCTAAATCTAAATTGTCAACAAGGTTTCCAACCAACAAACTTGTATATCTTGCCAACAATTCTTTTCTATCCATTTTTGCAAAATCACCTTTGGCATCAACTAAAATATGTTTTAGAATCATCTTTGGAATCTCAAACAATGCATCAACAACATTTTGCTTCGTAAACTTTATCTTTCCCATAAACTCCCCTTTTCATTGTGGTTTTAGAGATTCCACCAACTCGTATATTTATAGAATAAACTAGCATATAGTATTTGTCAACACTTTTTTTTATTTGCTTGCAATAATGATGCTGACCCCCTTTAAAAAACTTTTACCTTTGTTTACTTCCTTCATAGCGTGATGAAAATCCGTGATGAATCCAATCGCATTCATTAATATTTCATCTTCTTGTTTTGGGTTAGGAACAAAATCTAGTTTTCTAAAATGCATTTCCAAAACTTTAATATGCTCATTCAAAACTTCTTCAAATTCTTCAAGTTTCCAACCATTCTTTTTCATTTGTTCAAACACTTGCTTGATTGTAAACTGGTTTAATAAATTCATTTTATTTACTCGCCTTTTCATACCAAACCTCACCATTGTTGAATCGTCCTACAACTTGTAGTTTAATAAATCCCATATTGCTCGCTAATTTTTCCAGCGTTGCCTTCATCAACTCTTTTTCTTTTTCTAATTCGCTTGCCATTGCTGGTTCATAAATCTTGTTAACATACAACTGGACTCCGCTGTAATATCCGTCTAATAATTGAATCTCATAATACTCAAACGACTTGTTCAGTTTTTTAATATCCCAATTTATTTCATCCAATAATGCTTCATCAACTGAATCATAATCAAGTTCCCCAGTATCCTCGTTGGTGAGATATAAATATTTATCTTCCAACACATACAAATCAAACTCCTTCATACTTCTAAAATTCGCTGTTCCCATATTTTTTTCCTCCTTTATATGGTTCTATTTTAATTCTAACATCACTTTTTAAATTGTCAACAATTATTTCAACGCTTCAATTTCAGCATCAATATCTTTTAGATATTGTCGATATGCTTTTTCTTCTTGTGCTTCCTTCAAATAAATTTCATCCTCCGCAAACGCTTCAATGTTTCCTAGATTCACCAAAATGTTATTCGATATTTCTTTTAGTTTTTTATTTTGGTTATGGTTCATTTTATTTTTTCCGTTCGCCCCCTCGACATAATTATTGAGATGTTGCCAAGCACGAAGTAAATCATCTTTTGCTTGCATCACCGCATATGCCATTTCACCCTTTTTATATTGTTTTGTTGCCATATATTTATCCTCCTATCCGTAAACAATGGTATCAAACAATGCATATTGCACGACCCAATCAATAGTATCGCTATCATAATTCTCAACGACCGACTTCATACTCATACCTTTTGATTGTGCATATTTTTTTAAAGCATTATAGAATCCAACCCAATTTATCGTGCCAAGTTCAGTTAGTTTACTCGCTTCAATATCATATATTCTAAATCCATAATCGTATCCGTAAATTAATTCAGCAAATAATTCACCGCTGGTTATCTCGCTGTTTTCTTTTTCCAATCGTTCAATTGTTTCATCAATCCCCTTTTGTAAAGCGTTGCCTTTTTCCATATGAATCACGCCCCAATAATTGATAGCGGATGTTTCAAATAATTCAATCAGCATATTGAGGATGTCGTTGACTGGAATCAATTCAGTAAATTGTTGTTTTGCTTCAATGTTTCGACCTTCATATTTTTTCATATTATTTTTTCTCCATTATTTTAATTCTTAACCATTCAGCACTGACAACCCCTAAAGCGTTAGTAAGTGAATCAATCATAATTTTTAACTCGCTAGTTTTATCGTTTATCAAATCCATAGCATTTTGATAACTCTCAACAACCGCCATTGAATTAAGGTTTTTACCTTTAAACGCCTCTCTAATCTTTAACCTCTCTTGTGCAATTCGTTCCTTCTCGACATCATAGATAGATTGCAAGTTATCAATATTATTTCTTAATTCAAACAAAATCGGTTCAATAGTCGTTCCAATAGTTTTAACTTTTTTCATAAATTATCCTCTAAAGTATGGACTACTTAACCAACCCATACCTCCATTGAATCCTAATTGATTCAACATCCCAACAAATAACTCTTTATTTAATTTTTTGATTGAATCTCTATTTACTCCGTTTTCATTAAAGAATCGTCCCAATTGTTTACTAGTCGTTCGACTAAAACTAAAATCGGTTTTCATTGCTGTGCCATTGTTGAGTAAAATCCCAACTGGCGTATTGTAGGATATAAAGATAACTCCACCATTGACTTGCACTAATTCACTTTGAGTATAATTGCCCCAGTTATTTTTAGACATTTTTGAATCCTCCTTGATTCGTGGCGGTTTTGTTTTGAGGATAACCGCCAACCTCGTATAATATTATTTTACTATTGCTTCTTTGTATTGTCAACTAAATCTTTATATGAATTTACAAACTCAATCCAATCATTGATATATGCTTCTTCATTAGGGAATGCATTTTTTTCATCCATTTTTTTAAAGATAATATAGAGGTTCATAGCAAATTCACGACTGACTGACATTGAGGTTCCTTCAATAGGCATTGAGATGCTACCAAATTCTTGAGATGCATCACGAAGGAATATAGTAGCATTATCTTCCTTGCTGTGATAACTAACAACAACTTCCAACTTCATATCATTAAACTTGTAAGCGTAGATGTTCATTTTTTTTCTCCTTTATTTATAAGTTAACATTGAATCTCAATCTTGTCAACAACTTCCAGTTAGTTAGTGTTAGGTTTTGTTTTCCTCTCTTCCTACCATTAAT